CTACAGAGCGACAACCGTGTCGGTCAGAATCCGGGCATACAATGAGCCGTAGTCGCCACGGACATGTTTGATGTCCGCAGCAAACTGCCGACCCTTGAGCGAGTCGAGCGTGGCGGGATCGAACTCGGTGTCGTCCTCGGTCAGCAGGCCGAGACGAACGAGCATTTCGAGGCCGAATAGCTGTGACGTTTCTGTCTGCCCGGCGTGCGGGACGTAAAAGAAGACGTTCACTCGCTTGCGAGCATCGTCGCCATCAACAACCTCAAAAGTCACTTTTACTTGAGCGCCGGAGACCGCGGTCTCCTTTACGATCAAGTTATGCACCCGCTCCGCAGGCAATCTGTTCATGGCCTTCTTGACGAGGCCTTTTGCAAACGTAGTCATCTAAACCACCTTTCCTAAAAAGAAAAATTAAAACCTTCGAAAGCAAAATGTGGCGCGGGCACGTTGCCCGCGCCACGAAACCGACTAGGCCGTAACGATGCTCGGCAGCTTCAACTTGGCCGCCGCGGCAAAGTCAGCCACGGTTGCAAAACCGTGCCGACCAAGCAGTGCATCGAGACGGCCTTGCTTGCGGGCTGCGACCGCGACCAACAACAAGTTCTCGGCGCAGGCCGCGAACTGATGGCCGTGCCGATGAAGGCCAAGGCCGATGCCATGACCGCCGACACCGTTACCAAGCGCGGTGCCGACCGCGTTGGTGCTTTTGTAAGCACCGGCCAGCGCAGGCACACCAGCTACAACGTCCCGCGGCGACGGCGACCGTCCCGCGAGAAACTCACCAACTAAAAAGTCTTCGGCATGGGCGATGATGTCGGCGGTTGAAAAACCGGGACCTTCACCGCTCCCACTCCGGACTTTGCTGCCTCGCGGAACGTCCGCGAGAACATCAAACTCTTCGTCCATCTTTCCACCTCCTGAATAAAGGGAAGGAAACCATTTCCTCCGTATGAGGTGAGTGAATACGTCGGTACCCCCTCGCGGCGCGCTTGGCGTGAGCGTCACCCCTAGGGCCAGAGAGGGTGGAAATCGCCGCAAGTCCCGATTGGGCAGCGAGATAAAAAATCTGGCATTTCTCACGGGGAGGGGTCGAGACGACGAGGGTCCCCGGGGGTACCCCAGATACGACAAGGGCCGCGGGGAGGAGGCCACCCCGCGGCCCGTCGCCGTGCAGATCACCATCAACATCATTTACGCCAACACTGCAGACTCCAACGCCAAGCGCTCCTGCCGCGACGGCACCGACCGAAAAGGCTGCACAGGCATTTCGTCGAACGTGCGACCCCTCAACAGACGACCTGCCCGCTTCTTATGAAACCCACCCCACTGCTTAAAAAAGAACGGTACCCCCGCACGACGGCAATCAGACTGCACCGCGAGAACCCAATCCTCCTCCAGAGGACGCGACCCTGGACCTGACTCACCACCAACGATGACCCAATCAATCCCCTTTAGATCAAGGGGAGCAACATCCTCGATCAACGGCTCGACCGACAAGAACCGCATCGCCACTTCCGTCTCTTGCAGATGCTTCACCCGCGGCAGGCCGTATTTCCGATCTTCAACAGACACACCCCACCAGATATGCGACTCCCGCGCCGCGAACGACAACTTGCCGCTGAAGCCGATATTGAAGACACGTTCTCAAATACGCACGCACAATGCGGCGTTCATCGAATCGATAGAGACGGCAGAATGCCGAACAACCCCGGCTGTCTCTGAGACAGAGAGGGAGGGGGGACCACTCCCTCGCAGAAGCTCGCACCCTAAAAACAGGCTCCGCGCGCTGTGCGCCCTATGATTCCAGGCACACAGTAAAAACCTAGGAAATAGACAGGCTCACTAGACACTTGGCCTTGATACGACGACGGCCTCAAGGAGCTATCTCCCGAGGCCGTCTTTGCGTTCTCAGGTTTTAGCGGGCCTTCCGAGGCGTCTTCCGTTTCGAGGCCGACGAAGGGCTCGTGGAAGCGTGCCGTCGCAGGCATAGTTCAAGCAACCGACTTGCGGGGATGCCCGTCACCTTGGACGCAACCTTGAGAGCGTCGAGGCTCTGATCTGACATCGGCAACCTCGCAGGACCACGGGCATCCTTGGGAGTCTCCCCTAGTACGGCGAACAACTCCTGTCGGATGATCGGCAACTGATCGTCAACAGCAGCCTGCAACCAAGCAGCCTGGGTCACGCCTTGCTTAGTACGAGCACGAGCAGCAGCAAGGCGGTCAGACTTCGGGAGCCTGTAAACGCGGAAGGTCTCGCTCGACTTCGGGGCCTTGTTTGTCTTCTTGGTGGTGGTCTTCATCATCTTGTCCTTGTGAGTGGTGGTTGAAAGGGAAAAGCTGCTCAAGACTGATCGCGAATCGCAGCAGCAACTGACTCGTCCATCTTCAAGACCGGCTGACCATCGGGACGTACGCCGACAACCATCAAGAACCCGAAGCCGATGCTGAAAAGCGTCTCGTCCAGGATCGCGTGGCCTTCCGTGGATTTCTCAATCGCTTCGGCCTGGGCAGGTAACAGTTCGTACCAAGCTCGGGAGTGATCCTCACGCCACGCAGCGACGATCATGGTTCGGACTTCCGGATCAACCAGATCGAGGTACGGCCCGTGCTTCTCAGTGAGGTAGTTCAATAGCTCATCCTCCGAGTTGAAGGTGCGAGCCTTGACGTAAGGACTTTCGTAATTGTGAAACATATGGGTCTTTCGTGTTAGTGATCGAATCCAGGGGACTATTCGATCGTGATGATGCTTACGTGATCGCGATCGTTAGTGCAGACGATCAAAAAGATTGGGCCAGCAAAGAATGAAGTCTCGACTTCCCAGGCATCGGGCTCGTCGCCGACCGCAAGGCACAAAGCCTTGTTGATTTCGTGGGCGTCGCGGCAGTCAGCCGGTAGCGGCAATTCCCACGAGCCCCAGTCGTTGTTCAAGTCATCGAAGGTTTCGATGGTCAACATACTTAGTGCTCCGAGGGAAGAAGAACGATCCAACCCTCGACGTAGACCTTCAGGCTAGGCAGCGGAAAATCGGTGTACTCGATCTTCTGCTCGATCACCGGCTTCATGCCCGAATCCTCTCGACACATGAGCACTGCCGAGTTCTCGGTGACGGTCAGTTCCCAAAGCTGAAAGTCGAGCAGTCGTGGATTGCTGCGGATGACTTTGGAAGTCTGGTAGCTGGCGATGGCGTCGATGAGCCAGTACGCCCCAGCTTGTTCTGCGAGGTACTGCATGCCCTCGGTGTAGTGCATGCCGGTGAAGTGCTTGTAGATGACTTCACCACCGGTGAACTGTTGCAGGTCTTGCTCGAGCATCGTGATCTCCAATCGAGGTGACGAAAAAACCCCGATTAAAAATCAGCGATATGGTCCCCAACAATTTGTGCAGGCGTCCATTGCCTGCCCGGGTGGATCAGCGCTTCCGAGGCGGAGGATTCACAGGAACCATCCGAGGTTGCTGACCGCAACACGGCTGCCCAGGCAACGACCGAGGACGAGGAACGTCCAAAGCAAGAGCGCGCATCAACTCGCAAGCCTCAAGCGCCGTGCCGCCACTAAACGAACACGTCGCCGTGCCCCCGTACCCATAACCCACGTTTCGACCGCCCCAGAAATGCAAACCGTAGATGCCCGGCGAGAGCATGATCGAAGTCGTGCCAGAAAAGCCGCCAGTACCATCCGACCAAATTAACGCCCCGCCCTCCAAGATCAGCGAAGCAACCTGATTAACGCAGACCGGGAAGACATTCGCGCCAGCGCTCACAATCTCCCACTCCCCATGACCATCGCTCGTAGCCGTCACCGTGATCTCAACGGTCGTGCAGGTTTCCACCCGGAACCAAATGAAGCCATCAGCCACGGGGAATCCACCCGAGTCCGTGAGTTCTTCGGGAGGAATGACGAGCGTCGCCGATTCGAGAGAACCACTTGGGTACGTGCAACGATCACAAGGCTCATCGAAGTTCGGCTGCCAACCGTAATTGCTCGTGTCCCCACCGACTGCCGGCCACGAAACCTGACCGAACGCATCGCCACCGCACGGCGAATAAGGATCGCAAGCACAACTCGGTAACGTACAGTCAGCGGTCACGCGGAAGAACGAATAGGTAACGACCGTCCCCTCAGGAGCACGGAACGCAGCATAAGTCCCTGGGGGTGGCTCATCCCCGGAAGCAACACAGCCAACGCTCGTGCGATAACTCGGCCCAAGCTCCTCATCCACGACACGCCCCAAGACCATCGAGCCGCCGCCTTCATTAGTCCACGGCCCGGGACCAACAGAGAGCGACCAGTTACCACACTGCGAAAGCTCGGTAATCGAACCCCGCACCAAGACCGAAAGCTCCACACCACCAGTCCCATCGCTACCGCAGAAGATCACGCCAACCACCGTCTCGCCATCCTCGGCATCATGCGTCAACGATAGACCGACTTCGCGGGAGCCATCGGCCACCGGGATAACGAACTGCCCAGACTCGCCGACCGTGACGGTCCCACTAGCGATCTCGCAGGAGCAGCAGCAAAAAGGTGCGACCATGAATCAGCCCTGCGTTGAAGGACAAGGACCGAGAACCTTCCAGCGACCGTTGACGAAGATCAGGTAGACTTCGGCACCGACGCCGTAGCCTTGGGATTCCGTAACGATCCAATCGCAGAAGCAATCAATCTCGTCCTCCCCTTCGCTGAGAGACGCCGTGTCATCGAAGGGGGAACCATAACCCCACAACTTGAACTTGCCTTTACCGCTCGCGGGATCTGAACTCGATCGCTTCACGCGCTGTGTGAGCTTGCCAGTGATGATCTGAGGCTCATGCTGCCGAACGAGCACCAGCTTCGCGGGCTCTGATTCCTCGTCCTCGGACGCTTCAGGTTTCCCAAGGACAATGAATCCCGGGTAGCCAGGTTTTAGTCCCCACTCATTCTTGACCGCTCCGCACTCGAGCCGTGGTTTGATGTCGTCAACCGAGCCCACCCACAACGCGAAGTCATGTAGGCCCATCGTGCAGTTGCCGTAGCCCTTCGCCTTCACCGCCTGCGGACCGTTGATGTAGAAGAATCTCGAAATGGACGAATCCGGTTTCTCTAACTGCAGCACCGCCTGACCACCGGCATACTTCACCACCTCGTCCCCGGACTTTTTAAGCTGCATCACAGCAAAGCCCGGGATGGTCTCCTCCGTTGAGTTCTGGAAGGGGATGTTGTTGGGGGCTGCTTCGACGATCACCTGTCACCCCCAAGCAGCTTCGAAGCACGCCAATCATTCCGCATCGCCGACACGTCCTCGAACAGCCGAGATTCCTTGTAACTCCACGTCTTCCGGCCATGGCCCGATTCGTTGTTCCGAGAAGCCTGCGTCGTGGTCGCCCCCAGGTCGATCTTGAAAGTCACCTGCATGATTGCGCCGTCAGGATCGACCTTCTGAAGCCCCGCATAGCTGATCGCCTGCGGATTTGTGAGTTGATACTCGCGAACCAGCCCCGCGATGTAGTAGTCAGCCTGGGTTTGGGCTTCGGACTCGTTGTCCTCCAAGGACTCGAATTCGTAGTCTTCGCTCTCGGTGTACTTCGCGGTCTTCTTCAGTTCGATGTCGTCACGCTTCACCGACCGGGGCTTGGTGTTTAATGGTTCGGGGTTGTCGATCCCGTGCTCCTCGCGAACCGGGGCACGTGTTTCCTTGTCGAGCAGAGAGAACGCTGTCCGCAGAATGAGCCTTGCAGGGGCCAAGGTCTGGGTAAGTGTTCCCCCCTCGGTCTTCGACTTACGCTCGAACACATATTCATTGAAGGACACGATGCCGCGCTTCAGGTCGAGAGAGTGGCCTTCGGCATAGATCATCTTCTCGCTCTCGTTGGTGTTGTCGTCGTCCTTGTCGTGAACTAGTGGGAGCAGCTTGTCGGTCGAGTTCTTGAAGTTTGAGGTGCGTGCATCCAGCGTGCTCCAAATCCCAAAGACTTCGTTCTCCCGTCGCTTGTCGTTCCCCTCTTCGTCCGTTGTCGTATCTAGCTGCTCATCCTCAAGTACCAACTGCTCGATGCTCGTAACCTCAATCTCGTCGATCGTGCAGTCGGTGATCTCCTCTTCCCCGTTATCGCCCTTGATCTTCCAAATCTGGTACATGCGAAAGACCGTGCTCCTCGCAAGCTGCCGAGCACGCTTCTTGGGAGGACCATCCGATTCATCGGTGGTCTCCCCCTCATCCTTGATGTTGTTGAACTGCGGAAGATCGATCGTGCCCCAGCCGCCATCGTCGGCGTCCGGGTCGGGAGCATAGCTCAGTTCCTCGATCGGCTTGATGCTTCCGTCGCGATCCTTGCCGACAGCACGCAGCAAGAAGTCGTACTGATACATCGTCGGCGCGTAACGCACCTGCAAACGATCCGGCAACTCGGGAGGGTTAATCGTGATGCTATTGTCGAGAACAACCGGAAGGTCGGGCAGCATTTCGCCTTCGCCGACCGGGAGAATGGCAACCGAGTTGTCGAGCTTGAGCACGACGTGGCAGCCGAACAGGTCGCACAACTCGGCCAAGGATTGCGCAGGGACAGCGACGTCCCAGTTCACCTCAGGGCGTGCATCGTCGGGCACCTTGGACACGTCGAAGTTCTCCTCGCCCATCGCCTCAAGGCAGAGCTTGCAGAGTTCTTGCGGCGACTTCTCGGTGCCCTCCTTGATCTTGGTCGTGTTGTTCTTCGTCTCGCGGAGGTTGTAGTGACCGCTGATCTCTCCCCAGGCCCATTTCCAACGTCTGTCGAAAATCTCGATCTGCCAGATGCGACCACCGCTGCCACGCTGCAAGCTCCCCTGATCCACCTTGCAATCAGGCCACTCGATCTCGGCGTCGGCGTACTCGAACCGCATCGTGCCGTAAGGCTGGATGTCGTCCTCTTGCGGGAGCATTTCGACGATGAACTTGCCCGGCGTGATGCCGTGCGAGAGGGTGTAGCTGCAACTTCGCGGCTGGTTGATGCCCGGGAAGAAGAACATGCCTTGAGGATCAGCCATTAGGCCACCTCATACTCATGGTCAAAGCCCACGTTGACCTTCACGTCGGAAAGCGTGCAGCCCACCGTCTTGAAATCGGGCGTGGCGACTCCGAACGGATCATTGAGCGCCGCCCCCGGCGAAAGCTGAACCGGGGAGCTCACGGTCTTGGGCCGCATGTCCTGCGAGAAGTCGAGCTTGGCACTTGCACCGATAAAGATCGAAGTCGCACCTAAGGCGCCGGTTGAATTCCAGTAGCATGTGCCGCCGAAATTATTGAGCGTGGGCACTGCGGCAGCACCGCTGACCGTGAGTGAGCCATCGGTCTTGGTGATGGATGTCACGTCGCTGCTGATCTCAGCCGTGCCGCCGCTCTGCCCAAAGCCGAGTAGCGTGATGCCTGAGCCTACGCGCAGATTCACGTCGCCAGCGATGTTGGTGGTGTAGCCCACGTGGATCGCAACTTGGCCTGTGTCGCCTGGATAAATCCCAACACCCACTTGCCCCTTGCGAACTTCGAGCGTGTTGGAGGCATGATTCCCCTTCCACTGGAAGGCGGGGAGCGTACGATCGCTGTTCGCACCCGTGGCCTGTACCATGATCGCGGCTGAGTTCGTGCCGGTGTCGAGACGCAAGCGCGGGGAACCAGTCCCCAGGCCATAACCGATCAGCACCGACGCCGCCGAGATCCGCAGAACCTTGTCCCGGTACTCGCTATAGCTGCCAGTGAAGTTGGGCAGGCCGATGCTGCCGGTGAAGCTGGCGGCGATGTTGAGCGAAGCCAGAGTGACGGTGTGCTGGTCAAGGCCGTAGAGGATGTCCACGGCGCTGTTCTCGATGTAAACGTCATCAGCGTTCACAGGAACTACACCCGTGTCCCAGTTTTCGGGTACATCCCAATAGTTGGGGCCAGTGGCCTCGGTGGTGACCGAGAGTGTGGCATCGGCAGCAGTCGAGGCGATGGCGACACTGACTTCGAAGGGCTTGCCCGCTGTCGCGCCAGTAATAAGGACAGATTCGCCGCTCGCCTTCGCGGTGGCTTCCCGGAACTCGGCAATGCTGCTGGCGTTCCAGGCCGTGGCAATCGCTGAAGCAATCGTCGTTAGAACTGTGGAAGCTGCGACAACGACCAAGGTCTTGCCGTTGATCGTGAACTCGATGGAGTCCCCCTCGGTCCAGTCGCCGATAAGTTCGAGCGTGTAGACCTTTGCGATCGCTTGTGCGTTTCCCAACCATCTGACTGCCATGTATCACCTCTATGCTGGACGCAGAGTCGGGAAGACCGGACTCGGGTCGTAAGTAATCTCCATCACGTAATTCCAGGAAACCGTGAACCCGGTATCCCAGGCATTGCTTCCCGAGCCCGTCCGTTTCGGCGAGCCACGTTGCACGCTCGATTGCTCCCAATGCACGGCCTGCGGGAACAACGGAGCGGGTTCGAAGGGCGCGCCCAGGTAGCCCACCGCCGAACCAGACTGAGTAACTTTCACCGTCGTAGCCTGGGTGATTTGCTGACGTACCGGAGGCCCGTTCAGGACTTCCAGGTAAATCCACCGCCCCTGACCATTCCCCTGGATGCTCACCGTCTCCTGAAAATCGAGAAGGCCCGCCCCGAGGTCACTGCTGGGGAAGACCGCTTCGAGCGTGATGCCGTAGCTCAGGCAGTTGGCCCACTGGCCCCCGTTGAACTCGGGGAAGGAGGGTTTACGAACGATGCGGACGCCGCCGATTGCATCCGCACTTCGGAGGGAGCGGACGATTCCGTCGTTGTCATCGAGCAGATAGGCGTCTTGGCCGTGGTAGGTGTAAGCGTTCTCAAGCGCCTGGGCGAAAGGCACGATGGATTCTGCATTCTCGGGCAGAATGAGTTGGCCGGTAATGTCCCAGGTGTGGCGTACTCCGATCTCAATCCCACTGGGGGAGAATTCGGGCTGTTTGCTGAAGGCAATGCCGCACTCGTTCAGGTTGTGTGGATAGGGGCCGTAGAGAAGTCTCATTGTGCGAAGGCCCTCACGTTTGGCGCTTGGTCGGCAGACTGCTTCATCTTTTCGAGCAGTCGCACAATCAGGTCATCGAAGGCCGCGCTGACTTCGTCGAAGGCCTTCTCCTTCTGCTTGACGAGCTCCTGCTTTTTGTCCACGAAGGTCTGATCGTCGGTCTGCTCGTCGGCAAGCTGTTCCTGATCCTCGTGCTCACCAGCCGCAAGAACCTTCGAAGCCGAGTAGCCCTCGGACTGGTGATGCTGCTGCACTTTCTTGGCGAACTTGGAATCGAGGTTCCCGAGCTTCTCAAGGTCTTGCTGGGAGACCGAACTGAAATCGCCTGAGGCATCGATCTTGCGGCGCTCTTCAAGGAGTCGCGCTCGTTCGATCGGGTCCATCTTGCCGATCTGTTCCGAGGCATTCCAAATGCGGCCCTCGGCCCCGGCTCTTGCCTGCTTGGTCAGATCAAGCTGTTGCTTGGCAGCGTCGAGCGATTCCTTCGCTGCATTGAGTTGAATTTCGGCGCTGTTCTTCTCAAGGTCATTGATCTTCTTGGCAGTCTCTTCCTGCTGTTGCCATATCCGTGCACGGGATACGTCGGTGGCGTAGGCGTCATTACCTAGTTCCTCGATCGTCTGATAGGCCTTTTTCTGCTCTTCGAGGATGGCCGCGTTACTGGCCAAGGCCTTGTCATCACCCGAGAGCCCTTTACCCGCTTTGAGTCCTGCGATACGACCCGACGTGTCGGCACTGTTTGTTGCCTCGTCAAGGTACGTGTTCGTGCGGCGCAAATCCTGGTCGTGAGCGGCCTGGGCTCTGGCTTGTCCTTCGGCAACTCGCTGTGCTTGCTTGTTAGCAGCCGCTTCCGCCGCATCGGCCTGTTCGTTCGCATAGGTGCTGCCGTCGAGCTTGCCCCGGATGTACTGGCCACCCTTGAATCCCGCATAGGCAGTACCAGCCACGAGAGCGACCTTAAGGCCAAGAGGCGAAGAGGCAAGAGCCCCACCGATGCCTCCGACAGCGCCACCGACACCGCCCCCGCCCTTCGCCCCGCCTGTAGCACTGCTCAAAGCTTGAGTTGCGGCTACGGCGACATTGGCGGCAGCAGCAGCCTTCGCAGCAGCGGTGTACGCTTGCCAGGCCTTAACGCCGCCATCAATGATGGCCCACGTTCCCTTGATGGCATCCATTCCCGCCTGGAACTTGGCGAGACTCTTCATGGCCTTCTCGACTGATTCCTCTTCGGCGACTCCGAAGAGAACTGCAGCCCGGGCAATATGGCCGATCCCAGTCGCCACCTGCTCGAAGCTCGATTTCAACTGTGCATGCGAGGCCTTGATCGTGGCAGCGCTTTGCTTAGCTACCTTCTCCTGGTCTGCGAAGGCTTTCTTACGGGCTTTCTCTTCGGCGTCGAGCGACTTCATGACCGAAGCGAAGTCGGCCTTTCGCATCTTCTCGGATTCTTTGAAGAGGATGTCTTCGGCCTTGAGCGTGTCGTCGACCTTCTTCTTGGTTTCGGCGACGGAGTCCTTCGCGGCCTTGGCCGTGATCTCGACCTGCTTGGCTGCGGCCTTGGTGTGTTCCTTCAGAACCGCCTGATACGGCACCACCATCTGCTGTTGAAAGTCGCTAAGGACCGCGCGGTTACGCGGATCGTTGGCGACTAGCAGCGTGTAAAGCACGTCATGGGATTCTGACATCATTTCCCTCCGCCGTAGATTTGGCAGAGGGTGGTCACTAGCTCGGACTGTTGGTATCGAGATACCAGCCGCTCGATGATCCCCAGGTGCTGGCGAAGGATGGAATCCCTACGCCACGAGGTCGGGAGAGTCCCGGCTTTGGATTCGTAGTAGAGTTGGAGCGCCCGACGAATCCGGGGGAGATCACGTTCCAGTCCCCGGGATTCTTCAGGGCTTTTCTTGGGGCACGAGCCGCAGGGCGTCGGCATGCCTATCGGTCGCCGAACGGGCTTGCCGCCACGCTCCAAGACCTTGCCGTCGTTATGCTGCCACTTCTGGCAGAACGAACATGAGAGCCGAGCAATTGCGGGGTGCTGCAAGAGGAGCAGCACACCCTTCGTCAGTTTCCCAAGCGTTCCTGCTCGGCGACTTCGCCGACCGATTGGCCAGTCTGTTCGGCTTCGAATTCGTAATCGGCAAGTTCTTGCTTCTTGTCATCAGCCCAAAGTGGATCGAGATCACTCGGCTCGTCACCCATGACGATTGCGTTAAGGCGGTCGTGCAGAGCGCTGCGGACACCGGCAAGCGACCGACCTGCAGGAGGGACTTTATTCCCATCCTTGTCGGTTAAATCCCAAGACTCGATCCGCTTGGCAACGAAGTCCTGCGTGAACTTCAGACGCGCTTCGGGCTTGAGCTTGTTGTACGCGGTGGCCCAAGCGACGTTGTCGGCCTTGACCACAGGTCGGTAAACAAACCGAAGTCCCGCGTGGAGGCCGGGGACTGGTGCGATGTACGCTGGTTCGCTGTAACCGTCGATGATGTAGTTGCTCTGGTTCATGTCATGCTTCTCCGGTGATTGTTGTCCGGAGTAAGTTTGAACCGCGAGCGGAACTACGGCGTCGAATCCAGAGTGGTGATTAGCTCACGAGTGATCGTGCCGCCGCTGATCGTCGCACGAGCGGTACCCTGCAAAGGTAGCATCAATTCAGTCTTCCCCTGAACCGTGAGGGCCTGCTGGGGATATTGCAACGCGGCGAATGCGAACGTCAGAACGTATCCACCTGCGGTCAGAACCAAGGTGGTCGGATCTCCTGCGATGGCGATGTCGTACAAGTCGGTGTTGCCGAAGTACGGGACCGAGGCATTGAACGTAATCAGACGATCTTGGGGGACGATCCTAGTAGCAGTTGTTGAGTTGTAGAACTCGACGGCAAGCTGGTTGTCGATCGTGAGTGACCACTCCTTGACGCTGCGAGCAACGCTCAAGATCGTGAGCACGCTATCGGTGAACAACAGAGGCTCGGTGCCCTGATAAGTCACCCCCGTAAGCGATCCAGCGTTGGCCGGGGTCTCAGTCTTGCCGACCACTTCAAGGGCCAGCTTCATTTCCGTGCCCTCAGACGCTGAAAACGTCGCCTTATTGACCATACAGCCGTCGTAGGCCATGACCTTCTCAGTCTTGTCCACGGTGACGTATCGGCTCGGCAGGGTCTCGGCCAAGGCGTAGGTGTTGCCGCTTGCAACTGCACCAAGAATCCACGGCAGCAGTGCGGCCAGTTCTTCCGGGCTCGGGGACATGTCGATTGGCCCACCGATGCTCTCATTACCCTTTCGAGTTCGAGCAGCCATGTGCGACCGAGTCCCGCGAATGCCGGTAGCATCGATGTGCTGCACCGTCTTGGCGACGCCGCACGAGTTGAACTCGAAGCCTGTGGTTGGACCACTACCCGCCCCTATCGCCAGTTGACTAGCAAAACCTTGGCCCATATCACCCTCGCCGTTCTCTCGAAATGAATCTCAGTAAAGTCGCGGAAGCCCAAAAATTCTCAACGAACAACTCGGGAATTCCGATCAGGGCGGGTTCCACTTGGCACCGCAGAATCTCGGCAACGCCAGCAAGGCGCTGATTTCTGAAGGCCCGATGAACCCGTTCTCTCCAACGTAGATTTCGTTGGAGATCAACCTCCAAATCCTGGTTGTCGGCAGCGACGAACAGAACATGGACCGGGAATCCGACGTCATCGCGCCGATTGGTCCCCTCTAACCAGTTCATCGTTTCCAGACCGAACGGAGAGAGGATCACCCCAGGCAACGCGAGATCACGATTCTGAAACTCCCGAGCCCACGGGAACTTTCGGACGACGATCGAGTCGTCAGTAATCCCGGGAAGGTGTAGGGAGCGAATCTTGTTGCGGACTGCGATCAGGACGCGGTAGTGGACTGGGGGGAGTTCGCCGGTTCCGCCCCATGAGGCGAACGTACCGCTAGCGAACGTTCCGCATGAGAAGGTCTGAAGCATTAGCTGTAGCCCACGCTTGTGCGATTGTTGGACTCATCCACTTCGACCGTGACGCAGTCTTCGCCCGCGAAGTCTTTGAACACTTCGGTGCCGGTTCCAGCGCCGCTGACAACGCCAGCGGTAGTTGCCCCGATGATTCGCAAGGCCTCGGCGGGAGTCTTCCCAGCGATGGCACCTGCACGGTTCAGCAAGGCATCGGCATTTTGATTGGCAGTCGGGATCGTGAGATTAGTTCCAGCCGTGAGCACGCGAGTGGCGTAAGCCCAGACATCGGCCACGAGAGTGCCGAAGCCGGTTAAGGTGCGAGTGCCGACTGCCCAAACGGCAGCAGGGACTGCGCTGACGAGGGAAGCCACCGTGGCCAACTGCGTGTCGAGGTTCGCCGACGCAAGGCCGACAGCAGTGCGAACTCCCGCAGCATCGAGCGTGCTAGTGGGGATGACTTCCGCCCCACCCCACACATAGATCTCTTGGCCTGCGATGGTCTTGTTGCCTTGGTCCGCGTCGTGAATGCGGATCATCACCGCACCAGCGTCGCCCAGGTTGCCACCGTTCGCACCGTTGTAACTGCCGGCATTCTCTGCGCTCAATTCAGTGAGGCTGAAATACTGGTGGTTGTAAGTCGGCGACGCTTCCCAGGCGTGGCTGTCCTCGCTCCAGAATTTGCCATCGGAGAAACGCTGCAAGGTCGCTCGCAGGTTTTTGCCGGTCGCACCGATGTAATTGACTTGTAGTGGCATGTTTTACCCCGCACTTATCTTGAGCGTGCCGCTGTCGCTCCAAACGGCACCGGCAATGCTCGGGTTGCTGGTAGGGATGTCAGCAAAAACGATCGTTCCCATAACCTTTAGCGAGCCGGTCGGCGTCCCTGTTAGGTCGCCCGCCTCAATTGAGCCGACAAGCAGGCGGGTCTTTGTGAATGTATCGCTATCGGCTTTCAAATAAATCTGTTGGCCGGTAACGATGCTGATGTTCGTGTCGTCGCTTGCCTGGATACTCGTCTCGTCGTCAAGCGTGATCGAATGAGCACGCAAGTTGTAGAATTGCGGCGAGCTAGCCGTATCTAAATCCTGCGGCAGTGTATCGCCGTCCGCTCCGGGTGGCCCCTCGGCCCCGTCGTCGCCTTTTCTGGCGATTAGTGCCCAGTGTCCGGTATGGTCGGGCGGATTTTCATTTGTGTTATCAGTCCCATCCGTCATTAAATAAGAGCTACCGTCTACGCTTACAGCGTCCCACTGGTGATACGTTGTTTCGTTATCCCAAGTGCCGAGCCAATTGACTGTCGGCCCTGGTGCTCCGTCTTGTCCGTCCGCTCCGGGGTCGCCCTGGTCGCCTTTATCGCCCGGTGGTCCGCCTGGGTCGCCGGTATCGCCCTTATCTCCCTGATCGCCTTTTTCGCCCTGGTCGCCCTGTGGTCCGGGGTCGCCTTTGCTCGAAAGTAATGCCCATTTATCAAGGTTGCTCGCAGGCATATCGTCATGCGAGCTAGACACGTAGAGATAGTAAGAGCTACCGTCTATCGTAACGGCGTCGAATTCAGCGTAGGTAGTGTCACTATTCCAGTCGCCGGTCCAATGGAGAGTAGGGCCGGGAGTGCCACTCACGTCAGTAAACGATAAAGTACCGCTACCGTTCGTTGTTAATGCTTGCCCGTTCGAGCCGTCGCTCGTCGGTAAGACAAAGCTATTGACTGTACCTGCGGAGGTATCAAGGTTTTGACCGCCGCCTAAGCTAATCGTGCTACTGCCGTCCGTTGTGATCGCCCCATTGTTGATGTTGACGCCGCCGCCATTAGCTTGGATTAGCGGGTTGCCGTTATCGGCAATAGGGTGCCCGTTGCAATTCAGGTCGAGTTGTAAAAGTATCGTGCCGCCTTGCTCGCCGCCTAGCACTACTCGCCCCGTGCCGTCCGGGTTAATCGTTATGTCAGCGCCCCCCGTGCTAACGAGACTCTTACTAGAGCAATCCAAGTCGTCTTGAAAAACGATGGGGCCGGAGTTGCCGCCGAGAGCCGCAACGCCTGCGAGACTATGTCCCTGGCAATCTAAATCGCCGCCGAGTGCAGGGCTTGTGTCGTCGGACACGCGAGAGAACGCGTCCGAACCACCGCCAGACTGATTGATGACCGCCATTACTTCGCTCCAAAAATCTTCGGCAGCATCTTGCGACCGATGATCCCGGCCAGATGCTTGAGCGTCTCAACTGAGGCACCCAAGTAACTTCTCCTCGGGATGTTCTTCAGAGCGTAGCCATACTGGTGCACCCCCGCGTACGGGATCGCCGCCTTGCTGACACCCAGGGACAGTGACCGCTCCCCAATCTTGTCCACATGCCCCGCCCCCGAACCCGTCGCCGCATTCATCAACACCAACGACAACCTCAACAGCGGATGCTTCTTGTTGTCCTTCCTCGGAGGCCAAGCTGTGCCATCAGGCGATGATGCCGACGCAAAGTTCCGAGCCACGTTCTCAATCAGCGGCAACCGACAATCAGCCAACGCCTCATTCGCAGACGAATGCTCGAGCCGATCACCCACCGACTTCACATGCGCCGCAAACTCCTCAATAGGAATGGTCCCCATCAGGTAGGCGCCGCCTTATTGCACGCAGCAACGTAACGAGTCCCCCAGCACACAAGATCGAAGCTAAGAATCTTCCACGCAGTCGAAGATGCATCCGTAATCCGGTCCCCATCACGTGGCACAAAGCCACCGAGGCCAGCAACGGGCAAACTGAAGCTGCGAGTCTGTGCCTCAAAACCGATTTGCCCGCCAACCAACTGCATCTGAGCTTTCGAGAGCTTGCAGGCGGTGGTCCCCGGGACTGTTTGCGAGATGTTGCCACGCGAGATCGTCACGGTTTCCGTCCCCTCGAAGATGTCGGCGTCGTCAGCGATGTCATCGATGAAGCTCATTCGTTGTTGCTCCCGACGTAGGGGCTGCGGCCTTGGTCGTCACGCCAGGTTGTGGGGTAGGTGACGGCAGCAGGCGGGACGTTGACGGTGTTGGCTCGACGGATGCGCGTCTCGACGCTCTCAAGGTCAACGAACAAGCCCGCTCGATACTCGTTCCAGTTGACAGTTCTTCCGGCGTCGTCGGTGTACGTCGGTTTCCGGTTCTCGTAGGCCTCTGTGATCGCTGCGAGAATCGCAGTGCGAATCGCGATTAGACTCTCGACGCTGTCGCCGTAGAGGTTTTGAGGTGCGCTCATGTTTTTCGTCCTTTACCTATGCAAACGGCCCCGGGGTGAACCGGGGCCGTCGCAACAACCACAGACTCCCTCAGGAGGGAGAATCAATTAGCCACTAACCGCCGTGAACAAGAATGCAGCAGCCGGAGCCGTAGCCTGAACGTCGATGTCGTCAGTCACGCGCCCACGAACCTTACGATTCCAAGTATCCGTAATGGTCTCCACCGTCATGTTCTCGCGCTCAAAGATCGTGATCGTGCTGAACGACGGAACACCGTAGCTCCCCACAAGCTGCTTTGGAGCACCGACCAATGCCGCAGAAGTAGCACCCAGCACGTAATCCTTGCTCTGAGTTCCACCCTTCTTGCCTGAGTTCCGCACGGTCTTCTCAATGACCAGCTTCACCCCGTACAGATACTCGGGAAGACCGTAGGCTTTGTTGCGACCTTGCAAGGTGCTTAAAGCGTCGGGAGACCCCTTCACGTAGTTGCGAATCTCATCAGTCTTGGCCATCAAGGTTGCTAGGCGAGGATTGATGACCAACGCTAGTTGATCGATGCTGACCACACCACCGGTAGCAATTTCGACGGCAATAACGCCAGCTTGGAGGCCGCGCTGAATATAGGGGGCATCATTGGTCCCAACGTCCCACTTGCCACCACCTACTGCGGTAGCCGTGCCTTTGTTGGCAGTGTCGTAGAGGCTTGCATCCGTCAGAATGCTGACAGCCTTCTGAGTACGACGGGTCATAGCCCTCTGAGCGGCAATGCGAGCATGAGAGGCAACCACATCCCAATCGGCCTCATCCACTGCCTTGCTGCCAAGGCTGAAGCTGAAGGCTCGACGCTCAGTGCCGAACTTCTGGAAGTTGAAGTTGGCTCGACCATCTTCCCCTGTTGGGGCGTCGTCACCGTCTGCCCAGACGAACTCTGCACCGTCGTCACTGAGGCGACTGGCCATGTCGGTGTCGATCTTCAAGTACAAGTCGACGGATTTGTCTACGGGCACTATTTCGCAATACTGATTGATCGCGAAGTCATTCGGGTTGCGAGAGAACTCGATCTGGATCGAATTGCTTGCGTCGTATGAAGCGACATGGGTGTTTGGTGCACCACCTGGGTAAGCAGCCATCTTATTTCAACTCCAAGACTTTCTTTGTTGTTCTATTATTAGTCGGAAGCAATCGGTGCTTACGAGCCCTTCATCACCAGCACTTGCACGCGAATCCACTCACCGCTCGCTCCACTCTCCAACGCCATAGCGCCAGTGGAATCCACACCAGTCACGTCAGCCGCAATGCCCTTCCCATTCAGGTCAGGCTTCAGCAACGCGCCGTAAGCCACATCCTCCCCGAGTTCGAGCAAGCAATACTCGCCCTGACCAAAGGTGCGAATCGGCTGACCAGAACTTGCGGCCAGACCACTAGCTCCCGGGATCGGGGCGTCGTGCTGACCATCAGTGGCGATGGCAATCGGCAGATCACCCAGGGTGCTCTGGCTTACCTTGTTCGATCCTGAGATCGAGACAAAGCGAGCAGGGTTGATGTCGCCGTTCGCTAGGAAGTTGGGATTGGACATTGGTTCTTATCTCCGACAAATTGATTCTGTTTTGTGCGTGTTGACCTTGGCGACCGCTTAGACCTTGGTAAGCGCTTCCTTGTAGGAGCACTTGTGGGCCAAAGCGTAAGCCTTGGCAGCTTCACCCTTGGCCTTCTTGCCTTCTGCTGACTTGTCGGTCGGCATCGCAAGAGCAACGGGGCTAATCGGGGAAGCGCCACGAGGACTGCGAGAGTAGCGCGTCTTGATCTTGCCGACGTGCTTCTCGAATCGGTCGTCGCTCATGTCCTCGACGTAATCGAGTTCCTCAACCAGGTCGAAGGAGTACCCTTCATAGGCGAGTTGCTTGAGAGAGGCCTCGCGATCGCCGCGACGCAACTTGGTCTGAATTTCGGCAACCTCTTTGGCAAGCTTGGCGTTCTCACGCTCGGCCTTGGAGAGGTTCATGGCGAGTTGATCGCGCTCTAGGCGGATGGCGTCCTTTGCCTTCTTGCCCTTGCCCATCTTGGCCTTGTCGGCTGGGGCATCTTCGTCGCCGTTCTCGTTCTTGGTGGCGTCGTCGTCAGCAGGTTCATCATCCTGTGGCTGCTCGGCGTCGGCTTCCATCTTGGCCTTCAGGTACTTGCCCATTGGGCTAGATTCGAAGGCATCAAGAACGGCCTTCACTACGTCATCATTGTTCTGGGTATCGTCAGCCATTTGTTCCTCTGACATCAGTTCGAAGCGTGTTGATCGCTTATCTCGTCTACTTCCATTTTTGCTGAGCAACCCCAACGCACGACGCGGGGTAGTCGCACCCAATAGCGCGATCGGATCAACGATATCGTCCTCCCAAAGTTCAACGCTGCGTCGCGGATACTGCTTCTCAACGCCGTCGAACTTCGGATCGATCAAGAAGTCAACGAACAAGGCGGGACGCGGCTCGACTTCGCCAAGCGTGCCGAGTTGAAAGTTGATCGCGTATCCAACGATGGGCGGCTGCGCACTCTCTGGCAGAGCTTCGTCGGTATGCCCAAGGACGAGGGGCACGGCATCCAAGGTGTCAGAGAACCGCTTGTTTGCATTGGCGGCGATTCGCTGCAGGCGAGCTTCATCAACGGTCAACTCGTCGTCCTCGAACGTGTCGAGGATCGCTACGTGCTCGATGAGCTTGTAACCGTCGAACTTCTCATTGAACTTGGGCACGTGGGTGTTCATGTCGTAGCTTTGAGCTACGCATAGTCCAACCAGCATCGGCAGTGGGGATGGGCCGGGGGACCATCAGGCACGAACAGCGACCAGTACACCCGATCCTTGCCATCCAAATGACGACACTCAGCACAAACCCCATCAGCTTCTGTGCGCCAGACCGCATCACCGCCAGAAATACCAGCCGCACCAAGACCCACGGCAGCAGCAGCCTCACCCTTCGTAATCGCCCGCGTAGTCTCCGTAATCCCGACGCCGATAGCCCGGCTGCTGCCGAACAGCATCATCAGCAAGGCAGCCAAAGCAGCCTTATCAAGCTGCCGATTCTTCGCTATCTCAACCTGCTCCCTAGTCTTGGCAGTCAACTCAGCAGCAATCTTGGAAGCCTGCTCCTGAGCCCAAGCATCGGCCTGTCGATGAAGATCACCGATGGAGACGGGCTGCTCCTTAGCGAGACCGAGTTGTAGGCCAGCTTGGACGAAGGTAGAGGCGAGTCGCGGGGCTAGGACTTGCTGAGTTCTCTGCTCGAACACGTCCCAGGGAGGATCATTGTCGGGATGGTGCAGTAACCATTCTTGTTGCTGTTGGAGGAGCAGCAAGATCGCAGCAGCGATCGCATCCTCGTGCTGGGATCGGTCGGCGAACTCGGGCATTAGCGGCGGTCCTTCCAGCTTGCCGCTAGCCGCTTAACTCGCTCCTGGTGCTGTAGGGAGAACTGTGTCGGTTGAACCTCTTGCGGTTTCCTGAGACCAGTTAAGCCACGGAGTTCGTCTTCATCGACCCGGATACCCATCCCTGCCAACTTCTCGGCAGCTTCAAGTAACTCTTTGACGTTCGGCGAGTCGATCTCGAACTGGAATTTCAATTGGCAGTTGTCAGGCCAGTGTGGGTAGTAGGCGCGGTTATAGGCAACGAGAGGCTGCACTAACTGTTTCGTGAAGGTCTCCGCCAGATTGATGGCGTCCCCTCTGATGATCTGGTCTTTGGTGTCGGCGTGCAGATCGGCTACGCCGCTACCCAATCCGGTAGACGCTGTGTCAGACGAGAGCGATTGCCCGATGATGTATCGCCGGATGTGCGACTCAAAGTAGTTCTCAAGGATCGAACGCATGTCGTCGATCCCGCGACCGTTGACTTCAAAGTGTTCGAAGCCCGCGCCCTGCTCGTCCTTTCCCATTGGACGACCGATAAGCAGAGCGGTGTTGTTCGCTTGGGCCTCGGCAAGAGCCTTTACCTTCGTAAATGAGTCGGGATCACCTTCGACGTAATAGAAGATCGAAAGCCCTGAGCCCCACCTTTGCAAAAGGTCCATGCACCAGCCCAACGCCTGGTTCTTGAGCTTCCAAGCCCAATAGACCCGATCCCTTATGCCCGTTCCGAAGATCATGCCCGCCTTCTGATAATCTTCGAAGGCAGCGTCAAGCCTCTGATGCTCGTGGACGACGTAGAACTTCCGCATCCAATCATCCATGAACAGGACGCGACCCTCGCGGGTCATCTCGATCTTGTCGCGGTACTGCTCAACCGATGGATCGGTGTAGCCCACCCGCAAGCCCAGACGACCACCAACGGCGTAGACGATCTTGTCACCAGCGATGGGATACCAATCACTAATCTCTAACGATTGCTGGCCGTCATCAGTCACCGTGAAGGAGAACGTGTTCGAGATCGCTGAGCGACCCCAGAAGGTTCCCCAGAGCAACGCCTTCTTATAGGACAAGAAATCTGGCAGACGGTCGATGATCTTTCCAACGTCCGTAGCGAACTGTGCCTGCTGCTGGTCGAACTTGTCTTCGGGCTCAAGGTGATGCTTGAGGAGGGACACGCCGTCGATGCGTTCCTGCAACGGACCGAGGATGCTGAGGTCCCTCTCCATTGCTTCGGCGTCTCGACGACTGGCACGGACGGCCTCGTCGGGGTTGTAGTACACCCGGGCACCGCTGGCCGCTCGGAGTGATGCCGAGAACAACGCGGTGTGGTCGATGATGGGTTGCCCACTATTAGGTGCGGGCTGCGTGAGCTTGGCGAGCTTGCGTTTTTGGTGGCTGGCTCGCTGGGCTGCGAGTTGCTTGTCGCGATCGGCGTAGGGCATGAGGTTCCTCAGTTCAAAGCTGGACGACGTAGCTTTGAACCGCTGAACCAGTTACTGCTGTGCAATACCTCTCTTGCGAGCGCAGTTGCTGCAGAAAAGATCGCAACCCGCTAACGCCGCATCGACTCGCTCCAAGGACCAACAGGCGTTAACCATTGGACTTTCACGCAACACCGCGCTTACTAAACCGCGATGGTAAAAATCGAGCGTCGCCGGGTCAGACTCACCACAAGATGAACACCCACCGCTCTGCTTCTTGCTGCTCAAATGATCCCTAACAGCTTTACGACGCTTTCGGGTTCTCGCCATGTAGTCGGTCTTGCGCCTCTGATACGCGGCTCGCTGCATCGCGTGTTGACGATCTTTATCTCGCATGGTCGCTCCTAAGTTCAAAACTGCTGACCTAGTTTTGAACTCGAATTACCGAGCGAACAGCGATCTCGTCGGCAACTCGATCCTCAACGACGAATCCGAGGATCGCACATCCCACGCAGGCTCGGGAGTTGAGAACAAGGACCGCACGACCGGCTGCACCGGTGTCACGATGGGATGATCCCCACCACCCGGTGCCCTATTCCTCGCCTGCACTGCCAAACAAAATGCAACCGCACGATCATCATGCTGACCACTCGGTGCCGAAAGGTTAGACACCTCGATACTCCCAAGCTCGCCGAACGTGCTGAAGTCATGCAGCACGCAATCCTTCGTCTGCAACACCTCGACAACTCCTACGTACAACGCCGCCTTCCCAGGGCTGTTCGTCAGATAGCCAGATTTCCCATCCCTGCCACAAATGCGAATGAGCGACGAGTTATCCCGAAGCCAAAGCAGGACTGCGTGCCCGTGGTTGTTGCGCTCGACGAGCACTCGAGCCTTGTTGAAGTAGCAGCCGATTTGATCTATGTAACCTGCGAAGGTCGAGGGCTCGGCCTTGATCGCAAACGACGCCACCTCTTCGCCGCTGTCGCAGTCCAAGATTTCAAGGGCTGAATTGTCACCACTCGCGCCACCTTCTGCCACGTCGGCACCGATCACGTAACGCCTGCCAGGTTCCGGCAGAGCGAACACCTTGAGCCCGGGAATCACAGGGATGGTCGGGTCGTCGAGTGGTTTCTGATCGACGTAGCAGTCCGCTAGGAAAATCCCGGGGACTCTCTTGTCCTGAGTTCGGGCAGCCAGAGCTTCAGCCTCTGTTGCAGCGTACTGCTCGTGGAGGTCATCGAGTGCGCCAGTTCGGGAGAGGGAATCCTTACGCTGATCTTCGTACCAAGCAGCGTCACGATCGGGCCGAGCATCCCACGGAAGGAACACCGGCGTATAGCTGTTCTCCCCACGTTTCGAAGCCCCGTAGATTCTCTTGAATGGGCTATCGGGCCTCGATTTATCAGGGCGCGAAAGCAGAATCAGCTTGTTGCCCGGTGCGTCGATCGTGGGCTTCACGCTCCGAAGTTGCTTGTCGAGATCGGGAACCAGGTCCGCCTCGTCGATGATCGCGATGGACGCCGAGTAGGAGTCACCAGTCCCCGTAGGGAAGGCCTTCACCCAGGAACCATTCGACAGCCGCAACTCGTGATCGTTGGACTTCAAGACCTTCGTGGTCCTCATCCATTCCGGCAGTCGCTTGTACATTTCGAGCAAGCGATCCTTGAGCAGACTTGTGGCTTCGTCGTCCCTACGGCTGAACAACAGCACCGACGAGTTCGGCTGGAACAGCAAAGTCCACAGGGCATAACCCAGGACAAGCCACGAGAGCCCAAGCTGCCGAGCTTTCAAGATGATCGTCAGCTTCGACTCGTGGATCGTAGCGAGCGTCGATTCCTGCTTGGGCCACAGATCAAAGGGAATCCATTCCTTCGCTGCGGGATCTTCGACGAAGCAGTACGTGCGGATGAAATAGGCCACACTCTTCCGACACTTCGCCACCTCGACCTGAAGCTGCTTACGATCCACCACGCAACTCCCGGTCAGCCTGCTGCTGAGCCGCAATCGCCCCCTGCAAATCGAAGTTCACCTGAACCCCAACCTGGTTCTGCGGCGTGCTCGGTGCAGCGAGCCCCATCAACTTATCGATCTGAGCCTGAGCCCGGATCTTGTCACGGTCGGTAGCATCGGGCCGAAGGATGATGGAGCGATAGAAGACGAGGGACTGAACCCGCATTTCGTCTTTGTCGCTAGCGCTTAGACCCTCTTGCATGAGGGCGTAGGCTTTGGTGATGTATCGCTCGATGTTGCGAGCGGACATGTCCCCGTACTGTAGGCGGAATGCGGCTTTGATTTCGCTTTTGGTTCGGGCTTTGGGGATTAGGCGGGTTATGAAGTTGAGCCGCTCGTGGATTTCGTCCTTGGTCGGTTGCGCCATGATCTAGCCCCCATTCCCGAGGCAGAACATGGCTAGAACGCTGACGAGGACCGACGAATCGGCTATCGCGTCGAACCGCAGCAATAGGTGAGCAGCACGCTCACGCAGAATGTCCAACATCACAAAGACTCCCGGGATTTCCCGAGTAGCTTTGCGAGACGAACTACAGCACCCGCTGCCTTGCTGATTTTTCACCAGGGTTCAGCTACGCTGACGGCATGCAAGACCGCTACGCATGCGACATCGGCGATTACGGCAAGTACGCCCTCCTGCGGCAACTCTGCCAAGGCTTCCGCCTTGGCATCGCGTGGTACCGAGTCCCCAACGAAGCCCACAACAACGACGGCAGGCACACCGCTTACCTGCAGCAACCTCAGGCCCACAACCACGACCCTGAGCTCCACAACGCCCTAGCCAAGATCGTGCAAGGCGGAAGAACCATCGAACGCATCGAACAGTCCGGAGTCCTGCCCTCAGGCACCGTCTACCACCACGAACCACTCACCTACACCGACATCCCGATCCCAGATCGCCCAGCACACCGGCAGGCCTGGTTCAACGATTGCCAACAGAAACTCGCCGCAACCGACATCATCTTCTGCGACCCAGACAACGGCCTTGAGTGCAAAACGCAACGGCACGAACTCAAAGGCCCCAAGTACGTCTACCTCGACGACCTCGCATACCTCAACCAAGACAAGCGATCACTCATCGTCTACCACCACCTCGGACGCATAGGCACCATCCAGGAGCAGGTCGCAAGCTGGTCGCGACGACTCAGCGGCACGCTCGGGCTCACGTGCTACAGCCTGCTCTACCGCAAAGGCTCGTGCCGCGCGTACTTCGTGTTGGCGACCGAAAATCACAAGGCCGTCCTGCAAGATCGCATCGAACGGCTAGCCAAGACCTGGGACTGGTTCGAATTGGTCTAGCCCGACGTTACAGCGAACAAGCAAGCCTGCAACCACAACTCCTCGGCCTTGTTCAGGGTCGGACCCGCTACGTCACCACCAATCTCGCAGACCTCGTTCCACCCGATGTCACCGCCACGAAGCTCGGCCTTCTTGGTCTTGCGGTTGAACGTGAAGACCCACTGCTCGCCGTGCTCGTTCTCGAAGTAGCCGATGTACGTGTCCTTGTCGTCGGCGATGATGGGCGGATCACCGCACGAGCCCGAGTGGTGATTGCTGATCTTGAGAAGCGGCTCGGGCATGGGAGGGTTCACTTAGCTTGGGTCTTGCCGTTTTCTTCCATGTAGGCGGCGAACTTGGTCAACGACACTCCGTACCACACTTTCGCGTTGGATGGTGCCCAGAGCACACCGCTCGGCTTGACGCGGATGTGACCTACAACCTTCTGATCTGCGTTCACGATCTCGAAGTCTTCGTACTTCCGTGGCTTGAAGTTGTTGACAGACATAGGGCACCTCTACCGAGTTCTCGGATCGATCACTCTAAGCCAACACGAGGGCGCGGTCCAGCACTCGCCCAACCTGCACGTGATTCCAAGGCTTGCCGTTCCTAGTTTCGTGGCCTGTGGAGTTCAAGTGCCGAGCGATCCCGTTATTCGATTCCCCACCGGCTTTCAGCGACAGCATGATGGGGACCAGATCAGCGTAGGCCTCGTCAGCCTTGGCACGATTCACGGCGATGCTTCGCTTTCGACCCTTGGCGCTCGCTTCTTTGGTCAGCAACTTGCACCGGGGATCATGCGTCCCGAGTTTCCCGCCACGAGCCTTGTAGGCCTTGAGAGCGTCCTTAGTTCGGATGCCGGTCTGCTCGGCTTCCCACTCGGCGACCACGGCCAAGATGCCGACGATCATCTTGTTGATGAACGGGCAATCACAGGCCACGATCTCGACATCGGTGTTGACCAGGGCGAGCAGGAACGCGGCATTGCGCGAGAGCCTGTCCCACTTCGCGATGAGCAGGCAGGACTTTGTGCGGCGAGCATGGGCTAGGGCTTTGGCGAGTTCGGGACGGTCGTTCTTGCGTCCGCTCTCAGCCTCCTGGTACGCGGCAAGGAGTTGGCCGTTCTTGGCGATGTAGGTGGTGACGGTGGCTTGTTGGGCTTCGAGGCCGAGTCCGGATTTGCGTTGTCTGTCGGTGCTGACTCGGTAGTAGGCGATGAATCGTTTCATGGGGTGGTCTCCATCAGTTGAACGTGAGTGAAGGCGGGTATCCCGACGCCTGTTCAACTCATTCGATCAGCCAGAAAAACCGTGCACAATTACTCCGCACCCCAGTACCGAGGGAGAGACACCGAGGCTGGGCCTGCTAAACTACGAGTGCTCCCGAACTAGTGACCAAGCTCGGGAGAGGTCACACGAACCCAGGCTGCCTCGCGGTAGTCTGGGTTTTTTCATGCGCCAACTCACACGAACTCGGGAGCGGTGAGACGACCGAGATACCCTCCGGCCCACGACGCAGCCTCCCCTTGAACTTAGGAGTTGGTCAGCGGCTTCGAGCACTTTCAATTTTGAAAGTGGTCACGACGGGCTCGGGAGAGGCTCGTGGTTTCGGGTGGAGGTTGGCGCGGTGCGCGCTCATTGGTACTTATCATCCCGCGAACTCGGGAGACCCAGGGCAGAGGGATGGAGATCAGGGGAGGCGCCGGATTCCCCGGCAGAGGGTTTGATCGCCAAAAAACCACCACTACCCCAGGGATCCCCACCCCCGGGTACGCGAGACACACTCCCAGGTCACGAAGCGATCTTGGGAGATTCGACGAGCTTGGAAGATTTTGGGAGAAGCAGGGAGGGTGGTGGGGACTGCCTTATTGCTCCGCGGGTATTACCAGCCAGCGGGCGAGCCATGTTCACTTTCACTTGCGAACGTGGTCAGGGGAGAAATCCAGATTTTTTAAGTGCGTGTCCCTGATGGACTTCGTGAGATTGCGGCTTTCAGTAACGGGCAAAATAGCCGCCAATCGAGCGACATTCTAATACAAGCGGTCGGGAGAGCAGAACTCATCGCATAGATAAGGGCATGGGGATCAGATGCTGTGGTTTCTGTTCGAGCGGCGGTAGATCGGTTTTTCGTTAGCCATTTCTGAAGTGATTATTTGCGGGTCCGGTTAGGCAGGATTTCGTGAGGATGATTCTTGGATTTCGAGTCGAATCGGTTCGTTCTGGGCTGGGAGAGTTTTTGGTTTTCTTCCATTGTTTGGAAGCTAGTTGCTTGGGAATGGACCCATCCCTGGGCTCAGCTTTAGTTCGTGTTCAGGTTTCTATTCTTGTTGCGAGGTTTTGGATCATGGACGAGAGTCAGGCTGATTGTTTGTTGGTTCGCGTGTCACGTGTTCTGGTCCGAGTTCCGCATAGGCAGCAGGGTTTTGCAGAAAGGGCTTTGTGGGTTTTGGCCGCGCTCACTGCTTTCGTCGTCTGGATGCTATACCGTTGACGTCGGCCTGTTCGTTATCAACAACTCGCGCTTCGGTTTGTTCGCCCCAGTTCGGCTGGTTAGCTCTCGGATCGTCCATTGATCTGCGGGGTAGAGCTCTCGAATAAGGGGATGGTCTCCGTAGCGGATGACGATCTTGGTTCGCTTGAACTTGGAGAGTCTTGCTGCCCAGTCTCGGTGGTGTTTCTCAGTGAAGCCGTGGCGATATGGGTCGCCGTCTTTTGGCCAGGGTGGGTCTGAGTAGACTCCGGTGCGTGGTTGGTCCTTAACGTGCTCAATGATTTCGAAGCAGTCTTTAGTCAGGAAGGTGCATCGTTCGCAGATTGTTCCCCAGGCTGCGAGGCTTCTGACGTTGTTTCGCCAGCGAGTAGCGGAGTCTCCTCCATTTGCGTCCCATCGGACTGAGAAGGGTGTTTTGAATTCGGTCTTGGTGCCGGATCTTCCGCTGCGTGCTTGCCAGGAGGTGATGAAGTAGGCTGCTGCCCATTCGACGTTGGGGGTCTTGGGCGCTTGTCCGTTTTCGATTTGTTGGCAGTAGTGTTGGGCATCTGCGAGGACTTGGGAGTGGTGTGGGGTGTGACGGAGTTGGTCGTGGAGTTGGTGTCGAAGGCGTTTATCTGAGACGACTGCTCCGAGGTTCATGACGTGGCAGTGCAGGTCGTTGGCGATGATGGTTCGTGCGGGGATGTGGACTAGGTCGGCGAGTCCTCCGGCGTTGGTGATGGTTACGTGGGTGCAGCCCTTGAACTCGTGGGCTAGGTGTGGGGCGAGGGTTCGGTTGGTTCCGTACCAGCTTGCGAGGGCGGTGATTCTCATGCCCTTAGGCTTGGGCATCGGTCTAGCAGTCTCCCTTTGGTAGCTTCTTCATCGCTTCGATTTCTGCTCGTAGCCGTTTGGCTTCACGCTGGTGTCTGTTCGCAATTTGCCCATGGGCCATGTAGGCAAGGTGCTCAGCCTCCGGTCCGACGCCCAAGTCGAGCACCACGGTCGTCGCTTCGAGGGGTTGCTTGCCCATTATTCCTTGGAACGCATACCGCTTGATCCTGAGCGGTTGTCCTTGGCTTGTGAGTTCTCGTCCGAGTTCGAGGATTTCGGCGAGCATGCGTTCGAGTTGTTTCAACGATTCTTCTGCTTCGTTCATTTGTCTTCTCCGCTCGGTGGGTTGATAACTTCTGTTTCGCAGACTTGAAGGTCTTCGTCGGCCCCGAGTAGGAAGATTCTCTCCTCCGTCACGATCATCACGGGCTCGGCGCTTCGTTCACGGATCGCCTCATGAATTCTCTGGACGATCGTGGCACCGTCGCTCCCAAGGTCTCCCGTGAAGAAAACGTGGTGGCCGATCTTGAACTCTTGTCTGCTGTCGTCGTCGAGCCAGGGGAGGTGGTCCCTGACAATCTCGTAGGCTCGGCCCCTGGTGCTTGAGGTGCGACTGTCGAGGAGGCTTGTTAGGTAGCAACTCATTTGGGCCTGATTCCTTTCTTTATCATCTCGAAGTAGCGTTCGTGTTTGTCTAGCTGTTGCTGTTGTCTGCCGGTGTTGCGTTCGATCTTTTGCAGCGTTTCGTAAAGTCTGTGGAATGCGTAGTTGGCGATGAACCAGGTTGCGATGCTGCCGATGGTTGTTGCAGCTAGCGTGGCGATGAGCGTGGCGTAGATCGTGGACATGCCGTAGCTTTAGCTGGGAAGTTTGTGCGGGCTTCGGGGCCTCGTAACTCGGTAACGAGGCGGTCGTAGACGCGGGCAGCTTCTTCGGCGCTATCGTGAACTCCGCCGTAGTGTCGCTGTCCCAGGTGCATGAATTCGACTCGCCACCTTGAGCCTGCCGTGCTGACTCCCTGGTAGCCCGACTCACTTCTGACTCCGTGGCGATTTTGGGCGTTGATGGACCAGTCGACTGCTCGCAGGTTTTTGCGGGTGCAGTTGAGTCGGTCTCCGTCGCGATGGTCTGCGGGTTCTTTTGGGTCTGTGAGGCCGAGCAGGTGACGGTGAAGGTAGATCGTCTTGCCGTCTTTGAGGGTGGCGAACGCATAGCCGCTCCTCAGGTTTCGTCTCCAGGCATAGCTAACTGTCAGCCAGTGGTCGTCTCGGTCGATGATTGCTGTCCCTCCACAGACCAAGGGGATGGTCATCACATTCGGTGACTGTCGGCGAATCCGTTGCAGGCGCTGGGTCAGGCATCCACAGGATTTGGTATGGCCGCTTCGCAGATGAGTGGAGAACACATCGATCGTTCGTCCGCATCGGCACTGGCACCTGAATTTGGGGTGTTTTGTCGTGCTTTCGACTTGCTCAATGATTTGTAACTCGAAGTAGTGGCGTCTCATCTAGAGTTCCTTCACAAAGTAATAGGCGTCCGTGCGTCCGTAGTAGTTGTCGATGGTCTTTGTCGCTCGCAGGCCGTTGGCTTTTAGAAATAGCTGGGCTGCTAGGGCGTCCTCAGGCACGTAGGCTTCGAGGACGCTTATGGGGCACGAACTGATTTGCACCTGTTGCATGAACCACGCGAGCATGCCGTCAGCTATTCCGTTCCTGCGATATCGCGGGGACACATGCAGGAGGGTGATGCGTCCTGTGGCTTCGACCTGTTCGACTGTGAGCAGGCCCAATGGCCTTTCGCCAGTGATGGCGATGATCGCGTAGGGGACGTAGTGACCACAGACCTCGTCGAGTTGTCGGTGAGGTACGGCTGCTTTTGCTTTGTCGATCAATCCGACGACTGCGGGGTTAGCGATGTCCTCGGCAGTTATCGTGCGGATTTCGAGCGGATGACGAAGCACGGTTATTCTCACGGTCAATTCCTCCGTAGATAGATTTGCACGAAGCAAATGTATTGATGGAGGACTAACGATGATCTGCGCCAGATGCCACCAAGACCGCGAAATCGAACCAGGGCTCAAGCGATGTGCCAACTGCAGAAGGCAACGCAGCGAGTACCGCAAGCGACACCCAGAAGTCGGACGCAACCAAGCACGCAAACTCCGCCTAAAAGACCCAGAAAAGGCGCGAGAGCGAGGCCGTCGATACCAGAAGAACCTCCGAATGCGAAAACCAGAAAAGGTTCGCGAGAAGGCGAAGGCACGCCGAGAACGGATAAGAGCCAACCCCGAACGCTACGCCAAGTATCTCGCCACTCAGAAGAAAGCCAGGCAAGATCGCAGAGACAGAATGCGAACCGAACGACCTGAAGAGTTTAAGAAACTGATCTATCGTCTGAATCAGCGCAACAAGAGGCGGGGCATTGCGAAGCGAGCCCGGCAGAATAATCCGGAGGAGTATCGACGAGCCTGGACGATTCGCTTCAACGCTTGGGCTGCCAAGAATGAACCACGGCGAAAGCTGAGCCAGGAGTTGTCGAAGGCGATCAAGCGCGGAGAAATGGTGCGCCCATCAACCTGCCCAGACTGCGGGGCAGGAGGAAGGATCATTGCCTACCTGGGCGTCGCGACTCTGGCGGAGGTGACGTTCCATTGTCGTGATTGCCACACGAAGAAGGTGTGGCCACCGCCAGAGTGAAAAAGTTGGGGGCCGTCCTTGGCCCCCCCCCGGAGTCAGCCGATCATGCAACGGCTGCCAAACACTTCTTACATTTTTTAGCTCTAGGCGACACGACTGAATCACACTCTGTGCATCGCTTGCGAACGTCGCTCAACAAGAGAACGATTCCCCAGCCAAGAGGACCGAGGAGACAGCCGAGTATGGCCCCCAGTCCTGTGCGCCCACGGCAGAAGTAGCCGATCGCGCCACCAATGGCTGCCCAGATTTGTAGGACGGGGACGATGACTTCGGCGTTGTCGTAAAACGTCTGCATGATCTGACTCCGTGGAAGAAGGGAACCGAAACCCTTCATCAGAATTTCGGGACGTTGGCAGTCGCAATCTTGCGATCTGCAATCACGGCTTATCACGACATCAGTTCACGCTGGGAACGCACGAGGCGAAGGGATCAGAGGAACCCACAATCCCCTGGATGGCTCGTAGCAAGTCGGAGTGCTTGGCCGCGTCCAGGTCGGCGAGTGCCCAACCGAGATCGTTATCGATCCGCTCGGCAGTGTCCTCATCCATTCCACCCTCCACGGCGTATCCGAGCAGCAGGCAGAAGATGTCGAGCACGCGGGCCTTGTCGTCGGTGTCGCTCATGATTCGCTCTCCAGGGTCCGGCGGTCGTATCACTATCAAATACGCCGACACCCCCTCGAACCTGCCAACGCCTCCGAGCTTCTCTCGGGCTTTTCTTTGGCCTTGGGAGTCGATGAAGGTTCTGGGCCGCGTCGAGGATCAGGAGAAGCGTGACGGTGGCTTCCCGGTGACGGAAGAACCCAAGGACGCCGTGGAGATCATCAGACTTTGGGAGATTGTGTTCTCTTTGGTCTTTTGATCTTGGGAGGGAGGGGAGGATTCTGGATTGGTTTTGGGATGGGGTAGCCCGCATTCCCACGGCAGAAAAACCATTTGAGGGTTTAACTGCTCGGGCGAATGCTTGTTGATTGGCTGGCTTCTTGATTCGGTTACACCAGTGTCACCGGACGACTCGCGGGTGACCACTTATACTGCGGCTGTTTTTAAATCTGCCGGGTGGACCAAGACGTATGCGGGTTTGCTAGATCACTACTAGCCCGTTGCATGGAGCGACCTTCTTGCGAAGGGCGGACGCATTTCGTGTTGGTGCAACCTATGTGCGAGGTGATGAGCACACTCATTAACAGTGAACCTTTTGGGTCGGGCGAACAGATTCATTGCTTTCGCAACAAACTGTAAAGGTCACGGAGTCATAACCCGCTGCTTCATTTCTGACACAGACCAGCCATCATCCTCTCTTCTATATTTACTTTTGCTGGGCGGTTCGGAAGAGTTTGGGGGTTCGTGAGGAGTTGGTGGCGTATTCAAAGATTTGGTAGTGGTGGGATTGGTGCTACGGCTTGCACCAGGCTCATTGTTTGATGGCCTCGGGAGAATTGCGGCTCTCGGGGCCATCAGCTTATACGGGGACAGACTGGTGGAGTTCCATCCAAAGGTTGAAGCGAAGTTGAGAGTCCTAGGGATTGGTGTCGGCGATAGAGTGATCTATGCCGCGCAGCTTTGTACTGTGACGGAGATCAGGCAAGCCAACTACGCCCCCAGATTCTGCGTGATGTTGCCGAGCGGGCAACTGAAGTGGCTCGGACCCACCAAGCTCTCGAAGGCCACGGAAGCCACTTCTCGCAATCGTCCTTGCCCTTCTCACTAAGTCTGAAGCTCAGAAGCCGCCCAAGATCACAAGTGCAAGGGAAGGGCTCGTGTCAATTCTCTGCCTACGAGGCAGTCCCCTCTGTTCCACAGGCGCTAAAGATTTTTCAAAAAAGTGGGGGAGGGGGCTTCTTGCGCAGCCGCTAAAACTTGCTAGGTTCGATCCTTGGAGACACAAAGGGATCGAACCGTGAACACAAATCGCATCGCTCGTAGTGGTGACGACGACGACGCCCAACAATCACTCAAGATGGCGTTCGAGCTTCGTTACGAGGACTACCGCTACACAGGCCCACGCCACCATGTCTGGCAACTTGAAGATGGCCTCTGGGCTATCGAGTTTTCGACGTTTGGCGAGCTTGAGTACGGCCTTCATTTGCTCGATGTACTTGACGCACTCTACGAGCTATACGTAACGGAGTACGGCTACGACCGCGAGGAGGCCCGATTCCTAATCATCGCATTCTTCGAGGGCGATGGGCATACTCTCGGTGAACTGGTGAACGCCAACTGGCAAGCCTGTTTTCCCGCTCATCTACATGACGAACGGGAGTGACGATGATTTGGCACTATACCTCAAAGCGACAGTTGCTAGACATCGTCACATCAAGCGAGATTCGACTCGCCACCATCGGCGTGCCAAATGGTGAACGACCGGTAGCTTGGTTTTCGTCAAACCCAGTTTGGGAGAACACTGCCGGGCCGATGGCGATCGACTATGGTCGAATTATTCAGCTTGATCGGAAACGAATTCATGAGCGCTTTGGTCTCGGCAGGATCGGCGTCGCGGAGGAGACGGCACCGCACAATTGGGAGGCGTTCTGCCGCCTAAGTGGAGCGTCGAGGAAGACGATCAATGGTCTTCGCAAAGGCGCGATTGAGATGGGTGGGCGTCCGTCCGAGTGGTTTGTTTCTTTTGAGGCTGTTCCGGCTGCCATGTGGCTTTCCGTTGAGTGGTGGGACGGTGTGGCGTGGGTGCCGCTGCTGCCGGCGTAGGCGTGGCCGCGCTGGACTTTGCTGACAGTGGCGAGCCGCTCTAGTCCTCGGAGCCGCCGAATGAGCCAAAGGTTCGGTGTGCGACAAGTGCTACAAGTGCGACAGCCGGGGCGAGAACCGCGGGAAAACCGACGCGGGGCTCGGGCTGGGCGGGGCTCGGGGCGGGACGGGGCTCGGGGCGGGACGGGTTTTCTGTTGACGTTCGCAGGTAGTACCACATGTGGTACCACTTGTTGTCTTTGCGTGGCACGAGGTGGCACGGCGTGGCAATGAAGAAGGCCGCGACCCAGGTGTTCCCGAGTCGCGGCCTTGTGTGTTTTGAGCCCGTAAAGAACGGGCTCGTGTCGTTGTGTGGCACGCTTTGGCATGGCGTGTCACTTGAGTACCGGAGGTGGGAGTCGAACCCACACGCCCTTTCGGACACAGGATTTTGAATCCAGCGCGTCTGCCATTCCGCCACTCCGGCTAAGTTGTTCTAAAGTAACGACTTGAATAGGGTGGTCAAGGGCCGAAAACCTCGTTTTGTCCGCGATTCTGTCCGCGTTTCGGTAAGAAACGACACCCGTGGACGTAGTAATCCAATGAGAAAACGAGAACCATTCTACAAACACAGTCACAAGGCGTATTACGTCGAGATCAACGGCCGTCAGATTCGGCTCGGCACCGAAGAGAAAGCCGCTTGGGACGAGTATCACCGTCTGATGGCGGGCAAGCAACCCGCAACCGATAAGACGCCGGCTCGCGACATCATCGACCAGTTTCTTCGGTGGACCGAACGACGGTCGGCACCCTTGACCGTTGCATGGTACACGCGCCACTTGACCCGCTTCAAGGCGTTCATCGGCGGCCTGACGGTCGGCGAACTCAGAAAGCATCATGTCACGCAATGGGTTGCCGACGAGTTCGAGTCGGATGCTTCGGCCAGCTACCTGAACGGCGCAATTCGGGCGGCCGTTCGCCCGTTCCTATGGGCGTTCGATGAAGAGATTATCGCGACGAATCCATTGCCCAAGGTGAAGCGGCCGACACCCGAGCCGCGCGAGAATTACACGACGCCAGAACAGTTCGCGAAAGCGCTGGCGTTGGTTTCTGCCGACGATCCATTTCGCGACCTACTCGAATTCTTGTGGCTGACCGGCGCACGGCCGCAAGAGGCAGTGATAATCGAAGCCTGCCAATGGGATCGCGAAGCCGGGACGGTCACCTTGCCCCGCAAGTCGAGCAAAGGGAAGAAATACAACCGAGTGATTTACCTGAACCCGCACGCGGCAGGCATCATCGCTCGACTTGCCCTGAAACGTCCTGACGGGGCGTTGTTCCGAAACAAGGTTGACAACGCCTGGGGAAAGAACTCCCTAACCAGCAGATTCCGAGGGTTGCGGAAGCGTCTCGGCTTCCCCTTCCATGCCTACTTGCTTCGGCATGGTTGGGTCACACAGTCGCTTAAGAAAGGCGTCGATTCGGTGACGGTCGGCATTCTCGCCGGTCATCGCGACCCCAGCATGGTTGCCAAGGTCTACCAGCACCTTGCAAAAGATAACGCCTACTTGCACGAAAAGAATCGGCAAGCATCAGGCTGAATGCCGCTTCGCGTTCTTTTGAAACGTTTCAAGATCGGCCGCGCTGATGCGAACAGCGCGGCCGTGTCGTTGATGGCGAAGGCGACCTTGACGGCATAGTTCGTAGGTTTTCGACAGCGACAAGTTGAGCGCCTTAGCGGCGTCGGCAACGGTCAACGAATCGTTGGCTGGATTCTGTTGCCCGATGTTCGCGGCCAACGTCAACAGCGCTGCGGCCGTGGCGTCGCCGGTCATCGAATAGAAGTGCTGGTAGGTTGTTTCAACCATGAGTCGCGACCAGTTCGTCAACGTGCCGGGCCAAGTAGAAGTTATTCGGCTCGAAACCATCGGCCCTAGCTCGGTCAAACCTGTCCATTACCGTAAACAAGTCCCCATCGGGGAAGGTTCGACACAACAGGGTGCGAGGTACATCCTTCGGTCCGATGTGCCGAAGCGTGATTAGGTCCACCTTGCGCACGGTATCAAACAAATTGAATTCTCGCACGATTTGATACTGTGACCCTGAGTTCAATTGGCACGCATAGCAGCAATGCACGCCGAGAATCGGGTGAACTACCGTCGTGCGCTTTGAACATCCGACGCATGGCTTTCGTGGCTTTTGCATGATGACCTTAATATGGACCCGCCCGACGCTCATGGGCGGGCGTCGGGCGGGTTTCCATCGGGAGTATCAGACTTTGCGGCCGACGTGACCGCTTCACCGTTTACTACGTCTACCGGCCGAACGTCTTACCGAAAGCGCCATTGCACCTGCATTGACCACCGTTCGGGAGTCGCTGTATCTCTGTGCGCTGCAACGCGCTTCCTGACGTGCGCGTTAATTTAGTTCGTGAAATGGCGCTAAATGCTCGGCAACGCTGCGCGGAAACTGGACACGCAAGCGACTCGAAATAGGGTTGATATAGACGACGACGACTTCACACCCCGGAGCGACAACCATGAGCGACGCCGAATTACTAGCCGCCTTCCAAGCTGGGGACACTGACGGAATGTATGATCGTTTCATGCCTTGGATGGTCGATGCTGCTTTGGATGCGGCCGATGGAAACGAACAAATAGCCGACTACCTAATCGAAGCCGTGTTCGCGGAATTGCGAGCGGCCGGGCCGCTGGATCAATCGCTAGTCAACTGGCTGAGTCCACGATTCGCATGGCGTTGCGTCGCGACAGGGCGCTATCTGCGCATGAAAAAACCCCTGCCGTTCGCGGCAGGGGCTTAATCGTTTCCTAACGTCGCAAGCCGATGACGCCGCGCCGAGTCGCGCGGTTCAACGCATCGGCGACCGCCTTGGCGGTCGCGGCATTCGTTGGGCCGCCCTGGACGTTAATCGAAACGTCGCCGGCAATGCCCGTGACGTTGCTAACGCTCGATTGACTTGCGGCCGGCGGCGTGCCTGCCCGTAT